CCTCCAAATCACATTTTTTTGGAGTATGTGTCAAGACCACCAACCGCGGATATATTTTTTGAGGATGTTTTAATGGCCTTGGTGTTTTATGGTATGCCATTGCTTTGTGAGAATAACAAACCGAGATTGTTGTACTATTTAAGAAGAAGAGGTTACAGAGGGTACAGCATGAATAGACCAGATAAAACTTGGAACAAATTATCTGTGACAGAAAAAGAAATAGGTGGTATACCTAACTCAAGCGAAGATATAAAGCAAGCTCATGCGGCTGCTATTGAAATGTACATACAGAATCACGTTGGTCACTTAGGTGATGGGAATTATGGAAACATATATTTTAACGAAACACTAAATGATTGGAGTAGGTTTGACATAAACAAAAGAACAAAGTTTGACGCGTCTATAAGTTCTGGATTAGCTATTATGGCTTGCAACAGACACTTATACGCTCCAAACGCTAAAATAGAGAAACAAAAGTTAAATATAAATATTGCGAGGTATACTAATACTGGAAACGCATCAAAAATAATAAAGTAAAATATGGCAGAGTCTGTTATAAATAATTATTTTCCTAGTCAAGTTGTAAGCGACGCTGAAAAGCTAAGTTATGACTACGGGTTAAAAGTAGCTAAAGCTATTGAATCTGAGTGGTTCAATAAAGACCGCGGTCACAATAGATACGCTACTAATCAACACAATTTTCACAACTTAAGATTATACGCTAGTGGAAATCAATCAATTCAAAAATATAAAGATGAGTTATCTATAAACGGTGACTTAAGCTACTTAAACTTAGACTGGACGCCAGTTCCTATTATACCTAAGTTTGTTGATATTGTTGTAAACGGTATTGCAGAGAGAATGTACGATATAAAAGCTTACTCACAAGATCCTTATGGAGTAGCTAAAAGAACTGAGTATATGGAATCTATACTTGGAGATATGCAAACTCAAGAACTGAATGATTTCGCACAAGAAGCTTTTGGCGTTAACTTATACGAGAACGATCCAGAAACGTTACCAGAGTCACAAGAAGAGTTAGATCTTCACATGCAGTTAACTTATAAGCAATCTGTAGAAATAGCGGAAGAACAAGCTATAAACGTTTTAATGGATGGAAATAATTACGAGCTAATTAAAAAGAGATTTTATAGAGATTTAACTGTGTTAGGTATTGGAGCTGTAAAAACTGGATTTAATACTTCAGAAGGTGTTATTATAGATTATGTTGATCCAGCAGACTTAGTTTACTCGTATACTGAATCACCATATTTTGATGACGTTTACTACGTTGGTGAAGTTAAAACTATACCTATAAACGAGCTAGCTAAACAATTCCCACATCTAACACCAAGTGATTTAGAAGAAATAATACAAACAAGATCTGTAAATACTAACGATTACCAACAAGGTGGCGGAAAATATAGAGATATAGACAACAACCAAGTTCAAATATTATATTTTAACTTCAAGAGTTATATGAACGAGGTTTATAAAATGAAAGAAACTGGAACTGGAGCTTTAAAAGCTATTGAAAAAGAAGACACGTTTAATCCACCAGCAGATAAAGAAGGTGGATATGAAAGATTACACAGAGCTATAGAATGTTTATATGAGGGAGCCATGGTTCTTGGTACTGGTAAATTACTTAAATGGGAGATGGCTAAAAACATGATGCGTCCTAAAAGTGATTTTACTAAGGTTAAAATGAACTACAGTATAGTTGCGCCTAGAATGTATAAAGGGAAGATTGACTCTTTAGTTGGTAGAATTACTGGATTTGCTGATATGATTCAACTAACACATTTAAAGCTACAGCAAGTAATGTCACGTATGGTTCCAGATGGAGTTTACCTAGATGCTGATGGTTTAGCTGAAGTTGATTTAGGTAACGGAACTAATTATAGCCCGCAAGAAGCGTTGAATATGTTCTTCCAAACTGGTAGTGTTATAGGTAGGTCTTTTACTTCAGATGGAGATATGAATCCAGGTAAAGTACCTATTCAAGAAATAACATCTGGTAGCGGAGGAAATAAAATGCAAGCACTTATAGGTAATTATAATTATTATCTACAAATGATTAGAGACGTAACTGGATTAAACGAAGCTAGAGACGGTTCTACGCCAGATGCTAAGGCTTTGGTTGGTATACAAAAACTAGCAGCAGCAAACTCTAACACAGCAACTAGACATATATTAAATGCGGGGTTATTTTTAACAGCAGAAACAGCTGAGTGTTTATCGCTCAGAATATCTGATATTATAGAGTACTCTCCAACTAAAGATGCTTTTATACAAGCTATTGGAGTGCATAACGTTGCTACGTTAGAAGAAATGTCTGAGTTACATTTATATGATTTTGGAATATTCTTAGAGCTAGCTCCAGATGAAGAAGAAAAAGCTATGCTTGAGAACAACATACAAATGTCTTTGCAACAACAAAGCATTAATCTTGAAGACGCTATAGATGTTAGACAGATAAACAACGTTAAATTAGCTAATCAAGTTTTAAAGTTACGTAGAAAGAAAAAATCAGAACAAGATCAAATGGTTGCTCAACAAAACATGCAGATGCAAGCGCAGACTAATATGCAAACGCAGCAAGCAGCGGCACAATTAGAAGTTCAAAAACAGCAAGCGTTATCTCAATCAGATGCTCAATTAGAACAATTAAAAGCACAACTCGAATTACAAAAAATGCAACAAGAAGTACAAGCTAAACAACAGTTGATGGCTTTAGAGTTTGAGTATAACATAGCGCTAAAAAACATGGAAGTGCAGAGCACTAAAGGAAAAGAAAAAGAAAAAGAAGATCGTAAAGATGAAAGAACTAGAATACAAGCTAGTCAACAGTCCGAATTAATAGAACAAAGAAAAAGCAATCAACCAGCTAAAAAGTTTGAATCATCAGGTAATGATATACTAGGTGGTAGAGATGTTACTGATATGTCTACGTTCGGACCGCAGTAAAATTTATTAATTATTATTATATTATATTATGGAAGAAAAAGAAGAAAACGTAGTTGAAGAAACTACACAAGAAACTGTTGAAACAGTTGATGAAAGTAAATTTGAATCTGCTGGAGACGACAGTGTTATCAAGGTAGATTTAAGTAAGTTACCTACAGAAGAAAAATCTACAGAAGAAGTAACGCAAGAAGCGCCTGTAGAAGAAGTAGTTGAAGAAGTAATTGAAGAAGAACAACCAGAAGCAGAAGTTGAAACGCCAGTAGTTGAAGAAATTACTGAAGAAGTTCAAGAAGAGGTTGAAGAGTTAACAGAGCAAGTTGAAGAAGCTGTCGCTGAGGCAGAAGCAACTGGAAAAGAACTTCCTGAGAATATTCAAAAACTAATGCAGTTTATGGAAGAAACAGGAGGTGATTTACAAGATTACGTTAAGTTAAATCAAGATTATTCTGAATTAGATAATCATACTTTACTTAAAGAATATTACAAGCAAACAAAGCCTCATCTAAACAACGAAGAAATAGACTTTATGATGGAAGACTATTTTTCTTACGATGAAGATATAGACGAGGATAGAGATGTTAAAAGAAAAAAATTAGCCATGAAGGAGCAAGTTGCTCAGGCAAGGCAACACCTGGACGGTGCAAAGTCCAAATATTATGAAGACATCAAATATGGTTCTAAGCTCACGGGTGAGCAACAGAAAGCAGTTGATTTTTTCAACAGATACAACAAGGAATCAAAAGAGCAGCAAGAAGTAGCAGAAAAACAACACCGTACGTTTTTAAATAAAACTAATCAAGTGTTCAACAAAAATTTCAAAGGTTTTGAATATAACGTTGGAGACAAAAAGTTTAGATTTAACGTTAAAGACTCAGACACGGTTAAAGGTAGTCAAAGCGACATTAATAATTTTGTCAAGAAGTTCTTGAACAAAAATAACGAAATGGAAGATGCTAAAGGTTATCACAAGTCAATGTTTACCGCTATGAACGCTGATAAAATTGCTAGTCACTTTTACGAACAAGGTAAAGCTGATGCTTTAAAAAATAGCGTAGCTAAATCTAAAAATATTAATATGGATCCACGACAGCAACATAGTGGTAAGATTAATACCGGTGGATTAAAGTTTAAAGTACTTGGTGATAACTCTAATGATTTCAAATTCAAAATTAAAAATAAATAACAAATTTAAAATTACAAAATTATGGCAATTACAGATGGAGGAAATTTAGGAGTGGTACCTGCACCAGCGATGCAGGCGTCACCTTCTAATTTCATAAATTTTATTGACGGTAGTACAGGTTGGGAACAACAATACTTACCAGATTTAATGGAAAAAGAAGTTGAAAGATACGGTAAAAGAACCGTTTCTGGATTCTTAGCACAAGTAGGAGCAGAGGAAGCTTCTTCAGCAGACGCAGTTGTTTGGTCTGAACAAGGAAGATTACATTTATCTTACGATGGTGCAGTAACAAACGCAGGTGTATTTACAGTGGCATCTTCAGGAACTCACGCTATCCGTTTAGGGGCAACAGTTCTTCTGAGTGATAACGTTGACACGGTTATACCATGTTACGTGTCAGCTATCGCATCTGACCAAACTACAGCGACATTATTACCTTACGAAGCAGCTACAGTTGGCGCTGTTTCAGGATTCGGAACAAGTGATGATTCAGGTACTAACACAGCTTCGTTATTCGTTTATGGTTCTGAGTTTAATAAAGGAACTAATGGAATGGGTCTTGGTGGAGGAACAAACGATTTTCAATCAGTTGAACCGTCTTTCAAGTCTTTTAGATCAAAAATGCTTATCTTAAAGGATACTTACAGAGTTTCTGGATCAGACGCTTCTCAAATTGGTTGGGTTGAAGTTTCTGGTGAAGAAGGTCAAAATGGTTACTTATGGTACTTAAAAGCTAATGGTGACACTATGGCTCGTTTTGGAGATTACTGTGAAATGGCTTTATTAGAAAGTAAAATAGCTGCTGGTTCTGGAGCTATTGGTGGTTCTGATCTAGGTGATGGTAACTCTGGTACTGAAGGTTTGTTTGCTGCTATTACTGATAGAGGTCACACTTCTACTGGTATTACTGGTGTTAACGCTGCTACCGATTTAGCTGAGTTCGACGCTATGTTGGCAAAGTTTGACAAACAAGGTGCTATTGAAGAAAACATGATGTTTGTTAATAGAGCAACTGCTTTAGCAATGGACGATATGTTAGCTTCAATGAATTCTTACGGAGCTGGTGGTACTTCTTACGGAGTATTTAACAATTCTGAAGATATGGCATTGAACTTAGGTTTTTCTGGTTTTAGAAGAGGTTCTTACGATTTCTATAAAACTGACTGGAAATACTTAAACGATGGATCTTTAAGAGGTGGTTTAACTTACAATGACGTTAGAGGTGTTGTTATACCAGCTGGTACTTCTTCGGTTTATGACGAGCAGTTAGGTAAAAACATGAAACGTCCTTTCTTACACCTTAGATACAGAGCTTCTCAAACAGAAAGTAGAAAACTTAAAACTTGGGTTACTGACTCAGTTGGAGCTGCTACTTCTGATTTAGACGCAATGACTATTAACTACTTATCTGAAAGATGTTTAGTAGTTCAAGGTGGAAATAACTTTATGTTATTAAACTAAGCAATTTTTAAAAGAGAGTGGGGCTAGTCTCCACTCCCTTTTATTTTTATTAATTTTATTATATATTATATTATGGCAAAAAAAACAAAAAACACAGAAGTGGAAACAACTCCACAGGTTGTAGAACAACCAAAAGTTGAAACAACGGTTATAGAAAAACCATTATCTAAAAAGAAAAAAGACACTTGGGAAATAAAAGATAGAACTTATTATTTAGCCCAAGGTAAAAAACCACTAACAGCGACTATAAAGTCTACGGACATATATTATTTCGACGAAGAATTAGGTTACGAAAGAGAATTGAAATACACATCTAACCAAAGAACATGTTTCGTAGATGAAATGGTTGGAGATCAAAGATTAGAGCATATAACTTTTCAAAACGGGTTTTTATTAGTACCTAAAAATAAAACTGTCTTACAAAAACTATTGTCACTTTATCACCCGCATAAAGGTAGAAGATATTTTGAGCAAGACAACATTAAGATAGCTGTGGACGAGGTAGAAAATATAGAAATAGAAATAAAAGCATTAAACGCTGCTCAATCTTTAGATGTTGATATGGCAGAAGCTGTCTTACGTGTAGAAAAAGGATCTGAGGTGTCTAAGATGAGCTCTAAAGAACTTAAAAGAGATTTACTTGTTTACGCTAAGAAAAACCCTCAATTGTTCTTAGAATTAGTTAACGATGAGAACGTTGTACTTAGAAACTTTGGTATTAGAGCGACAGAAATGGGGATATTAAAATTATCTTCTGATCAAAGAACTTTTACTTGGGGATCTAACGATAGAAAACTATGTACAGTTCCATTTGACGAACACCCGTACTCAGCTTTAGCCGCTTGGTTTAAAACTGATGAAGGTATGGAAATATATGCAAATATAGAAAAAAGATTAAATTAATCAAACTGTAGAGCGGTCGCCCTACGGGGCGATCGTAAACTACAATAATTATATGAAATCAAAAGGACTAGGAGATACAATAGAAAAAATAACAACCGCAACTGGAATTAAGAAGTTTGTACATAAAGTAGCAGGAAACGATTGTGGTTGTAATAAAAGAAAACAAACATTAAATAAGGTCTTCCCTTATAAAAATAAAAAACAACTATGGTAAATATAGATACAGTATATCAAAGAGTTTTAGCGTTAGCTAATAAAGAACAAAGAGGGTATATAACTCCTCAAGAGTTTAACTTATTTGCCAATCAAGCTCAAATGGATATATTTGAGCAATATTTTTATGATAGAGCACAGTTTGGTAGAGTGCCTGGTAATAAAACCATGTACGCTGATCCAATAGATATACTTGAAGAAAAAATAGAAATATTTCACAAAGCAGAACCATTAACAAACGTTAACGGTGTTTTTGTTTTACCAACAGATCTTTATAGATTAGCTACAATTAGTAATACTGATAATAACGCCACTATAGAAAAACTAACGCATCAAAAATTTATAGCAGCTGGAAACTCACCTTTAACAAAACCAACTTTATTAAGACCAGTTTATTATGTACAAGAATCTCTAGTTATAATAAATCCTAATACTATAGAAGATATAGTTGTAGATTATATCAAGATACCAAGCTCTGCTCAGTGGAATGGTTATAACACGCCTTCTGGAGAATTGTATAACGAATCCGAAAGTACTAATTTCGAACTACATCCTTCTGAAGAACCAAACTTAGTTTTAAACATATTAAAGCTAGCTGGTATAGCTATGAAAGACGCTAGTTTATATCAGTTAGGCGCAGCAGAAGAAGCAAAAGATATTCAACAAGAAAAACAATAACTAAATGGGAATATTAAATCAAACACAAAACGAGTATTATAATAACTCTTCAAACTTTGGTAATTATCAGTTTACTTCTTTAGATGATATAATAAATCAATTTATGATAGCTTATATTGGAGAAGAAAAAATAATAGGTAAAGCAAGTAGAACTGACGTACAGTTTCACGCTATGAGAGCTTTAGCAGAATTAAGTTTCGATACTTTCAAATCAATAAAGTCCCAAGAAACAGAATTACCACCATCACTAGTTATGACACTTCCTCAAGACTATGTTAACTACTCTAAAATTTCTTATGTAGATAGTTCTGGTATAAAACATCCTTTATATCCTACTTTAGGTAAAACATCAAATCCAGTTCCAATACTACAAAATTCAGACGGATCTTATTATTCTAACTTAATAACTAATGGTGATTTTACTAACGGTATTAGTGATTGGCAATTTTGGAATGTAGACGGCGCTAATAGTAATGCTAGCGCAGGATTTAATGGAACGCAAATAAATTGGAGTGTTAATACCGACGGTGTATTATTAACTTCTAACGGTTTAGGTACGGCTATTAGTCCAAAGTTTCAACAAGCTGTAAATTTTGAAGATGGTGAAGAGTACACCTTTACTTACAACGTAACAAGCGTAAGTGCTAATTCTTTAACAGGTTCTGATTTGAAAATAATGATATATGCGGATGGTAATGATTCTTATAAAACCGTAGACACAGCTATATCTACGACAGGCGTAGCTACAAGTACTTTTATTTGGGATGAAACTACAGCTACAACAACAAAGGGGTGGATAACAATACAATTAAGCGATGGTAACGCAAATATAAAATCTATTAGCGTAAAAGATATTGAACTATATAAAACTAAAAACGATGGAGCTTATGATTTAGCACCTAATGGAACTATATATAGCGAAGAAGACTCTACAACTTGGAGCAACTATAAATCGCACACACCTAATGAAAACATTAATCCCGAAGTATATAGTTATGATACTGATATATACGATTTTAACATGGGTGAAAGATATGGTTTAGATCCACAATACGCTCAAGTTAACGGGTCTTATTACATTGACGAGCTAAGAGGTAAAATAAACTTTAGCTCTAACTTAAGTGGTAAAACAATTGTACTAGATTATATAAGCGATAGCCTTGGCACAGACGGGGAAATGCAAGTTCATAAATTTGCAGAAGAAGCTATGTATAAAAGTATAATGTACGCAATATTATCTACTAGAGCCAATACGCCTGAATATATTGTTCGTAGATATAAAAAAGAAAGGTTTGCTTCAATAAGACAGGCTAAACTTAGGTTGTCTAATATTAAACTAGAAGAAATAACACAAATATTTAGAGGTAAGTCGAAACATATAAAACACTAATACATGCCAAATATTAATAAAACTTTTACTGGAGGTCGTATGAATTTAGACCTTGATGAAAGAATAATACCTAATGGAGAGTATAGAGAAGCTTTAAACGTACAGGTATCAACTTCTGAAAATTCTGACGTTGGTAGCGTTCAAAATATTTTAGGTAATACATTAAGAAATAGAATTGATAGTAGCCAAAATATTGTTATGCCTGCTGATGCTTTTTGTGTTGGTCAAATTGCAGATGAAAAAAATAATAAACTTTATTATATAATACACGGTGCCTCTAGTGGTATAATAGAATATGATATAGCAACAGATACTAATCAAATAATTTTAGTAGATGCAGATAACAGCGTACTAAACCTTAGCGGAAGTTTTATTACGGGTATTAATGTTATTGATGACTTTTTATTTTTTACTGATGGTGAAAACGAACCTAAAAAAATAAACATACAACAATTTAAAAATAACTCACACTCAGATTTTAACACAACTAGTGATTTTTATGTTAACAATGTTTCTCAAGGCACGGTGTTAGAAGAGCATGTAACAGTTATAAAAAAGAAACCAGAACATCCTTTAAAAGTTGAATTAATAGGGATTAACGATAAATCAACATCCGGAACTACAGATCCAGTATCAATAACTACAGCGGATATTTATAGCGCTACTAATACTGCTACTCTAACTATAACTGTTGAATTAGATACCGTGCAGAAAATTGTGCAAGGAAGCAACTCAATACCTTTGTTAGTAGGTTCTTTTACTGGTGGTGGCGGAGGTGGAAATGTTTACCCAGTGTTAGATGGAGTTGGTTTAGACATACAGCCAGGTGATATTTTGCTTTTGGCAGACCCTAACATAGCGGGCGCGTTACCCTCAAATACGCAAGTTAGAGCTAAAGTTACTAGTTTTACTTACGCTCCTATAGGAGTTCT